GTGCGGGCACCAATCCACGTAATACATATTGAACTTCCAAGCATTGCTGCCCGCCGGCTGCGCATTCTCAAAGCCTTCACGAGTGGGTTTGCTGCGCGCCCATAGAACAATAAGAGCAAGTCCCACAACAACTAAGAGAATAGGGACATATGTTGACTGAGAAAGTTTAAAGAGGGAAGCCATTATTTACATAAGGAGTAGAAAATGCTTTCACGCGGCGGAGTCTTGACGCAGTATCTTGTAAAACCCGACGGCGATGAAACTTGGTCGGTTGAGGATTGGAGTCGTGCTATGACTCTTGAGGCACGCTGGTCAGCACTCAATATATCCGAGGATGATCGTCGCCGTTATATTCCCTGTGCTGTGCTCGTCGCAAAATTTCCGGGGATAGTTTATCCTGATGCTGTTATGAAACGTTTGAGTGAATTAGCGGTGGAAAATTGAATCTGATTTTGTAAATCAATAAATGTGTACAATGTCGACTGGAAATGGCGAATTTGATAAAAAGTTCTTTGATGACGCGTCGGCAGCCTGGATGACAAACAAGAAGAAACTAGGTGATTGTACGTATGTATATAAGTGTACTTATACACATGCGAACGGTAAGGTGTGTGATAAGGCGGTCACAATTCAATCTACGATGCACTGTTGGGCACATCGCGGCTCTATGAAAAAGAAGGAACTATGATTATAAGAATCCGCCGGTAGCAAAGTACTTCCGCGTACGCGATCGGTCGAGGGTTTTTCGCTTGAGCGTCTTTTTTGCGCGGCACGTCTTCACCTTCGCAGTCTTGATTTTACCGCAGCCGCTGGCAAACGCATTTAACTCAGTACAGAGTCCATCAAAGCTGTCGTGTGGGACGTTCTCTTTGAGCTCTTGGCACATTGCGGTTTCAGCGCTGTAGAGCCACTCTGTGACCGCTTTTCTACCGCACGCAAGCTTCGGCACGTGAGGGACCACCTTGAGCCACGCCTTTTTCCAAACAGGAAAAGGAAGAATATGGGGAAGAGACTCCCACCACAGTTTGAGTTTTGGTAAGCGCTCTTCAGTTGACATTGTATTCCAACGATTACGTAGTTCGGGGGTTGCTAAGCTGGGCGGTGCGCCTGGTATCGGCGTGCTTGTTACATCGCTACAAGGGGTTGTATACGCAACCGAGTATAGAAAGTCCCAGCCGATCATTGCCTGCTGCGTACACGATTGACTCATCCACTTCTCATACCGTTGTTTGACATTGTGCCACGACGGATCCTTGCCGGTAATCAACTTCTGCTCACGAAGTTTTCCGTTTACGCGGTTATGAATACGATACAGCCAGTATGCAAATTCTTTTGTATCCGTGGGAATGGGGTCGCTTGTGTAATACTCCGTAAGGGACGCGCGGCAGAATTTACACGGTAGCACGTACGGCAGAGTCTGAAAAAATTGAAGAAGATAGCGTTTATTTAGGGTGGGAGCAGCAAACGCAACTAAGTGTAGCAGCCGCCAGCCGCTCGGTCCCCAAAAGCGGGTATCCATCCTTACTTTCATGTGCGAAAATTTCTACGACAAATACTATCATAATTCGCCGTTTCAACTCTATCTTGATACATCTCAAGTGCCATGTGCAGGCATAGGCGTGTTTACACGTGAAACGATTCCTGCCGGCATACGCATTGATGAATATACCGGTGAGGTACTTTCATCAAAACGTGCTAGTTCATATGCGCTTGAAGTGCGCGACGATTGCTTTATTGACGCACGTGAGTTTCCGCGCTGTTATATGGCGATGATTAACGATTGCTCCTATATTGCTCGGCGGGTCATTCGGCGTAAAAAGCGTTGGGTAAATATTACACCTGACGCTTATTATGATTTATATGGACGGCGTCTTGTTGTCAATTGTGAGTTTGTGGCGGATGAAGCGGCTGGACGTGCCTATATTCACTCGCTTGTAGACATACCTGCCGGTACCGAACTCTTTATTTCCTACGGTCCAGATTATTGGAAATGCCATTAATTATGAAACCTGATAATCTTTTTTCCTCTCGGCAAGAATAGCACGAATCTCTTCGAGCTCGTGAGCGTTTACTTCAATTGTTGCCTTTGGCGGATCTTGAGTTTCCGTGACGGGTGCCTCTATAACCTTTGGCGCCTCTGTTGCGTCTGTTGTCTCGGCAACCTTTACCTCTGTTGTCTCGGCGACCGGTGTCTCCGTGACTGGTGTCTCCGTGACTGGTGCCTTCGCGACTGGTGTCTCCGTAACTGGTGCCTCCGCGACTGGTACCTCTGTGACTGGTGCCTTCGCAACTGGTGCCTCCGCGACTGGTACCTCTGTGACTGGTGCCTTCGCAACTGGTGTCTCAACAACCGGCTCTGTCTTGCCCGCTATAGGCGATACGTGACTTCTGCTATTTTCAGGATATACAATTTTAGGAAGTCGTTCAGCTGGTTCAGATGCTGATACATGTACAGGTACAGGTGCTACTTCTGCTACAGGTGTGGGTGCTACTGGTGTGGGTGGAAGCGGTTGCGGCTTCATTTGCTCCACCATAAACTTTTTGAGATCTTCTAACTGCTTCATCACATCTGCTGTTGATACAGATGGTGGTGGTGGTGCGTGTGCTGCCTTTGCCGCCAAGCACGCCTCGCACTTACAACCTTCTGGTAGAGGCGGCACTGTTGGTTTAACAATCGGAAGTCTTTCTTGACTCCTAAAAGGACCCCTTTGGGTTCCAAAGGAACCTGAGTTTCTAACAAAACTAGATGATGCTGCGGCGGCAATATCAGGAATCAGCACGTTTTCGTCTAAGTTATCTACATTATCTGTATTGTTACCTATATTGTCGTATGTGTCGTATGTGTTGTTCATTGTTGTACTGCGCACAGGTGTGCGTAGCTGCGTTGGTGTGCGTGGCTGTCTGTTTGTTAGTTGTATGCCTCCATCCAGTAATACATCATCCGAAAATGTGGGAGTAGGTGCAATAGTTACGCGTGAGTCCTTCTTGAGTATCGATTTGGGCGTCTGTGCTACAACTGGAGCCTTGGGTGCCTCTGCATTTTCTAAATCAGCTGGCTCGCCCTGTTGACCGAAGGAGCTTTGTGCCGTATCAATTAAATCTTGCGCTGATTTGGGTAGTACTGATTTCGGATCGTGTACAAAACTCTTCACCGAATCCGGTACCGGCAGTGAGTCTACAAGTTTTGTAATTTGTGCCGATCGTGCCTTAATTGATGTGAACATTGTGCCCATTCTGCCCAGCACAGTCTTTTTGCCTGCCTCATCTGCTGCCGCCGCCGCGGCTAGTTCCTCTTTTGTTCTTGGTCTACCAGTAGCTGCTATTCCAGGCGGGGTCTTGACACCCAGCGCACCCAGGAAATTTAACGCACCACTGCGCCGCATGGCATTTGTTCCCATTACTATACCCATCAGACCCACTAAACCCAGTGATACCGCTCCTAGAATTATGCCAAGGGAGGAATTATCCGCAGCCGCGGCGGCTACTAGTGGAATGGTCGCATTCAAGGAAGGTGAGGCACTCGCATTTATGAATAAATTGGGTGCTGGGGTGCCGGAGAGACTCATACCACTACTAATGGACGGTGAAAAACTGCCAAATACTGATATAGACATAGATAGAGTGGGAGATATTGATAAAGAGTTTGACATACTATTTGTGAGGGACAATGACGGGCTTGCCGTTTTACCTGGTGAAGGGGATATTGTTGCACTCATAGAGGAAGAGAGGGATTGAGTGGGATTCGTGGACGCACTACTTGACATACTTTGTGATATACTAGATGTAAATGATTGCGATGAACTCCTTGATAGAGTTATAGAACTACTTACCGATGGTGAGGGGTCCGAAGTTCTACTTACAGACAATGATGTAGATATAGATGCCGATGATGAGGCTGTCACCGATGAACTTGCCGTTTGCGTTACAGATCCAGACACCGTTGCTATTATGCTCGTAGACGGTGAAGCAGTCGGCGATGATGACATAGACTGTACCGGTCCCGTATAGAGTTCTATAAACGCTGTATTTGTGGATGTATACCAAAAAACCGCCAGGGGAGGACTAGATGTTGATGTTGTATATAAGGATCCTGCAATAGGTGTTAATCCTCCTCCAAAGATATAGGATCCTGTATTTCCAACAAGAAACTGGACGTTGGAGTTGGAGGCGCCGTAAAAGACGAGCGAATATGACATTCCGCCCAAAAGGGGATATGCAATGATTTGTCCTAGATTCGTAAGAAGGACCGATTGTTGTTGGACTGCTGGGAACGATCCAGGACTGGTAAGGGTGATGATAGCGGAGGCGAGTACCGCTCCCATTGGCTTGTATGAAGCATCCGCCGCCATCAGTCCAATCGTAAATATCGTATCGCCGGCGCCACCTGGCCAGTACTGTAGCGCAATACTGCTGATTCCGGTCATTGAATATGAAGAAGGAACCGTAAAACTGATTGCCTGTCCACTTGTCATAGGATTATGGCAGCAGCCAACCATTCCTGTAAACCACGGTGGCGGCAATGTTGCGGTGGGGGAAGGGCTAGTCGTAGAGGACGGTGGAGTGGACGGGCTTACCGATGTACTTACCGATGCCGATAAACTGGATGATGTGCTTTGTGATACAGATACACTTGCCGATAATAATTGACTGGGTGCTGTACTTTGTGATGCCGACCTACTTACCGATATTGATGAAGTGGGCTCTCTACTTTGCGATACCGATGTACTTACCGATGCGGATAAACTGGGTGCTGTGCTTTGCGACGCCGATGTAGTTTGTGATACCGATGCACTTGCCGATACCGATGAAGTGGGCTCTGTGCTTTGCGATGCCGATCTACTTACCGATATTGATGAAGTGGGCTCATTACTTTGCGATAATGATGTAGTTACCGATACTGATAAACTGGGCGCTGTTGTTTGCGATACCGATGAACTTCCCGTTGCTGTAAGTGTGGATGAAAATGACGACGATACAGAAGCAGAGGAAGAGGCTGTGGCACTAGAACTGGCAGTCTGTGATAAAGTTTCTGTCACACTAGAACTTGATGAGGCTGTTGCTGTTATACTTATGCTATCGGATGCCGCGGTTGTGACAGATCCACTTATGCTTTGAGATACTGCTGTTGTAACACTGGGGCTAGACGATGTGGTCGCTGATATGGTAGAACTGGGAGTTAGAGACAACGACGGCGTTGGCGAACTGGAAAGCACGGATCCAGCGCCCACCGCAATAAATGAAATGTTTGTAGATTGTAACCAATTTGTAACTGTTAAAGGATCTGTTTCCCCCTCCGTATAAAACGTCCCTGTGTATTCAGGCATTAAAGCGTTCCAGAAATATGGAGTTAAACCTGAATCGTCTACAACAATCTCTATAATTCCAGGTGTTAAGTTATAAAATGCTAAGATATACTCCACATCTCCACCTAGAACATAAGAGGATATTGGGTAAAGATCGGTAAATGTCACAATCTGTTGCTGGTATGTTGGGTAACTACCTGGAGATGTGACTGAAAACGTATTTGATGCTAATATAGTTCCACCTGGAAAACTTCCTCCAGCCACATCCATAAGGGCAATTGTAAACGTAGCCGTTCCCGCTGCCAACGGCGTATACTGGAATGAAACACGGTTAATTCCCATATTTACATAAGGATACGGCGTCAAGACGTTGATAGCCAGTATGGCTGTATTAATTGAATCTTGACAGCATCCTGTAAGACCTTGAAACCACGGAAGATACGGTGTTTGCGTTGGTGATATAGTAGGCGATGCTGTTTTTGAAGATGAAAAACTTGGTGAAGGCAACCTTGAGTTAGTTACCGATGGAGATGCTACCCTAGATCCTGATATAGATACCGATCCTGACCTACTATTTGTTACTGAACCGGATAATGATGAAGAAGCGGCCCTAGTTCCTGATACAGATGCAGACTCAGATCTACTATTTGTGACTGATGCGGATTCGGACTGACTATTTGTTTTTGAAAGTGATGCCGACCTTGAAGTTGTTACAGACACAGACGTAGTTTTCGTATCTGTCGGATTCACTGATACGGACGCCGATACACTTCGGCTCACACTTGGTGTTTGTGTATCCGATGGGTCTACAGATGCGGAGGCAGTTTCTGATGGCGTTAAACTGGGTGAAACGGGCGACGCAGTTACCGACGGCGTGATTGACGGTGTAGGAAAAAATATCGTATACGACAGAAAGAACGCAGACCCTCCTGATGCGATATTGATCATATCTGCACCGGTCATGCCACCACCACTATCAAAGAACTCTATCTGCCAAATATTAGTTTGTTGTATTGTGCCCACGGCGGTCGAGGAAAAATCCATATAATACCACTGATTCTTGGTTGATGCTCCGCCGCACGAGTTTGTGCCGCACTGCGAATTGTACCACGTCTGACCTGCTGCCGCAACTTGAACCGCTAACTCACAATTCGGTGCGCAGCACGCCTGGGCACCTGAGGTAGATAATCTAGCAGTCGACGGATTTCCGTCAAGTTGTATATATGCCGGCATTGGTTGATTACCATAAATCGCAAACGCAATCTGCTTCGCTTTAAGACCGCCAGCTCCCGTAGGCAGCGGCTGTGACAATAAAACATTTACCACACCACTATCCGTACCGCACCCCAACGTTGTAGGGGTAAATCCTTGATAATCATACCCTGGCGTCTGTGCACTCACCGGTGCCAACAGCAGGGAGACGAAGCCAAATAAAAACGGTAACATAATGTTTCTATTTGGGATTCTTGAATTTAACGCACCTAGGCGGCGACTCCTTCCTCCTTTGCAACATAACCACGAGCCGCAAGGAGACCGAATGAAACCATCGCAATTGCGATATAAATCGCCATTTCGGAAAAGAAATAGCGTTTAAAATAGTGGTCAATGAGGTGTGAGATCGCACCCCATATACCCACCCATAAAAACACTGTCAATATTGTTTCTTCCAAAAAATCATGGTATAGTTTTGTTGACACCATTCCTATTTCACCGGGAGACTATATTATAGATTGAATGCGGCAGTGCTTGCTAACATAGGGCGGACCGGTGTGCTTGGCATATAATTCGCCTTACACTGAATATTCGGCTCAGGGCACGGCTCGCACTGTGCCGCAGGGCACGCCGGGCACGACTTCGGCTCAGGGCACTTGACGACTGGGCAACGTGGGCGCGGGCACGGCGGGCACTCACCAATCTTACAAGGCTTCGAGCATGTCGAAATACACGGCGGGCACTTCGGTACCGCGGACTTGAGCACATACTTCGACATATCAGGCATCGGCGGGCACTCCGTCTTGAGCATATACTTGGTCATATCGGGTAGCGGCGGGCAAGGTGGCACTGCCGACTTCTTCATCCATGTTGATAGATCAGGTACAGGGCACGCGGGGCAAGGAGCACAGCGCTCAGGGCACGCAGTCTTCAAAACGGGACCGCAGCCGCACGGCTTTGGCTTATGGCACTCACCACAGAGATTCTTCGTCTCATCTTCCGTTGGCCACCGCGGCGGAGGAGGCATACTTAGCATATCAGCAACATCATCTGGTGCCGCCGTGCCGCAACCGCACGGCTTAGGCTTGCCGCATCGATTACAACCGCCACCGTCGAACTTCTCGACAACTTTGCCGCGGGAACGTCCAACTAAATATCCCACAATTAATGCGAGCGCCAAACCCAGTAAAAGAATCATAGGCGTCGTCTTCATTCCTGAAGCCATTCTACTCATTATAAGGGTTTTTTATGCCGGGCAATCTAAAAAATTTGAGATATGTCTGGATTTCTAACATAGATGTTAAAACGATGAGCAATACAAGTGCGTCATGTGGGTGTGTACAATGTATGTATACTAAAATAAAGGAATATGCAATCTTTGCGTATTCATATATTAAATATGGTCTTCCGTTTGTGCTTGTTTATCTAATCCACATTATCTCCACCAATATCTATGCGAATCTTTGTGCGAATCTCTCCTTTATCGGATTTATGAATTCGCTCTTCTTAATTGGCAGTCCTATCTGTAGTATGATTTTACAGATTGTTACGCATACAAATACCGCGTTTATTGCCATTATTTCGGGTCTTTGTGTTCTTATTATCGCATATGTCCCTCGCAGCCTCGAGGCGAATCGTCCGCAGGAACCGGCTAGAGCGGCGGCAGGTGGTATGCTGGGTGGAGGACGGGCGTATTAGGTCTTGCGTGTAAACTTCGCCGTCGGGTCGACTTTTGGGCAGCCGAACATCTGCGGATACCAGTTGCCCCACGTATCGCCCAAGCGGGAGCAGACCATTTGGTAATTGCCCTTCCACGAGTAAGAAGCGCTCACCTCATTTGGATTTTTGATACATCCAAAGTTGGCGGGATCGCCCAAGTTTGCCGCCTGTATCTGTCGGCACATTTCTTGTACACGCTTCTTATAATCTAATCCACCGACCATTGAATCATCAAAACTCGCTGCCGACGCACGATGTTGGATATTACTATCTGAAAGATCATAGTCGCCGACGCCAATCGCATCCGAGGCGGTTCCCGCAGATATACCCATATTCATTCCTTGTGCTGAATCCAAATTATACTGCGCGGGCTTGTGTACATCCGAGCTATCTTGGTGATTTTGTAATATGGGTGTAGATGGTCCTCGTACAATCTCTGTTACATCGATCTTGGAACTCTCAGTCATATTTTTTAGAATATTGAGTTCTTTTTCATAGAGCGATTGAATTCCTTTTGGCATAGGCGTATCGCTAATCATATATTGATTCACCGTTTGCTCGATGTGTTCTATCTTATCTAAGATATCCTGATTCTGTTTGCGACTAGGGTCGCTCTCAAGTCCAATTGATAGACTCCATTTCATTCCGCGCGAGGCTTCGACTAAAGGCTGTAACGCAGCGATGGTCGGTAGACCTGATGGAAACCCTGCGTTCGTTGCCTTTGCCTTCGCACCACCCTTTTTATTTATATTTAGTGTCGCAGCGGGAGTATTTTTTCCTAGAGACTTAAGGAACCGTTCGGCGGCGGCTGGCGTAATATTTATGCTCGACAATTTTGTCTGACCGCGATTTACACTTGAAATAATACCGCCTAAGTCGGCAGATAATCTATCTAAATCGGAAATGCGCTTTGTAACGGTTGGAGCAGATGATCGGAGATTTGATAGTCTTAGACTTTCCGCCTGAACACGCATTTGTAGATTAATAAGTGTATCAATTGTTAATCCATTCGGCGCAGTGCCGTGTGCTGTAACTTTTGGTAGGGCGTGCTTTGGTACGGCGTGCTTTGGTACGGCGTGCTTTAGTGCTGCGTGCTTTGACATAGCGTGGTTTGGCATGGCGTGCTTTGGTGCGGTGTGCTTTGGTGCGGTGTGCTTTGGTGCGGTGTGCTTTGGTGCGGTGTGCTTCGGCTTATCCTTTGTTATAACATTTACAAATCCCTCAATCGCCGCTGAAGGAATCACCTCTGATTTTCCACGTAGAACCGCAATAGAACAATCATAAGCCTTACGAATCTGCGATGTATCATCGACAGTCATTGATACAGCATCAGAATTTCCCAAAGCGGCTTGTAATCTATTTATTAAATTATCTGCTTGCATCGATAAATACTGAGTTTGTTCCAAAGACTGTTTATCTAGATTGAGAGTCATAGGATCTTGCGCATTATACAATAACTTAAAATTTTTGATAACCTCCATTAATGCCTGAATATCCTTAGGTTGCGCAAGAGCCAATTGAGGATCCGTTGTCGTTGCCGATGATGTATCCCGCGCAATTGCCGATGTTTGATTCGGTTCTGGTACATTCCCGTCAAATCCCTCCATCATTGTTCGATTCACAAACAAATATCCTAAAAGGACTAGGACAAGGATGCTTGTAAAGATGAGAACTGTTACTACTTTCATTCCCTCTAACGAGGCAATCCAAAATTCACAGCGCCTCTAATGACTTACCGGGTATGCTTAAGAAATGATATTACAATTTATCTTGAGTTCTCCACTACGAATACGTTGAGCTAATGTACTCACATCCATCATAATGGATTGGTTTGTAAATGTATATTCATTTATAGGACTAACCTTTGCGGTTGCGGGTAAAATAGACGCCATTGTGCTCGGTGGTTCCGAAGAAATCGCATTGGGTGGTGTGGGCGTCAAACGTCCTGGTGTAGAAGGAGGAGCAACCGGAGGTGTATACAAATAGATACCTTGATGTTTTAAGGACGATTTGCCTTGGGCAGGTATAGGATTTGCGTTTGTTGACTCTGATGCTATATTTTTAGGGTTTGATGATAGTGATCCAGTCTGAATAATTTCAAATTGTAGTACTCTTGATCCGAAAAAGGTCGGTCCTTCTTTGATTACATCTTGATTTTGGAAATTATAAGCATAGATATTATTATCAATACCAGTTAAAACGTCAATTGTTGCTAAAGGAAATATATAGACAGCCCCTGATAAATCGCTTGTTACTATCATTTTATATTGAGCACCTGATGCTAAATTTGTTTTCACTGTGTTAATTTTAGATTTATCAAGTTTACTTGCCGCTATGGTATATGACGGCATCGATGTTTCATCTTCGCTCGCATAATTTCCCGCTGCTGCGTCACCGATAGGAATCATACCACTCTTGAATACTTGAACATTCATCGAAGGAAGTGTTGGCAGCGGTTGATTCATCATATATGAAGGAAATCTGGTCAATTCCATAGCCGGTATATCTGAATCCGCAAATAATATACCCTCTTTCGCCTGAGAATCTGTTGGTAAAACAACATCTGCCAAAGGAGGAGTATAAGTCTTTAATGTTAATAAAGGAGCTCCTGCGCCTGCTGCTGTTCCTGACATAGGCGAGTTATCCATTGGTTGAATATTATAGCCTCCACCTACAACTCTATCTGCCGTCACGGTAGAATTGGGGTGTCCGTTGCCGTCATCAAACGACACGTGTACACTTCCACTTTGGAATCCCTCCGTTGTTCTTGTTGATAGAATTGTCAATATGCCCAATAAGCCTAATATAATGACTATGATTGTCAGAATCACTTCTACTGACACCATTCTGCTTGTTATCGTTAAAAAATTTGACTCAACTATCTGTATTATTTATTTGTGTACGATGCCTTACAAATTGCGTTATAAGGAAGATGACACGATTGAAGTTGGGCTTGATGAAGCGGGGCGCGGTTGCTTATTCGGGCGTCTATACGTCGGGGCGGTTATCTTTAGCAATGATACCGATGATATGTTTGATAATGGGGCGGCTCTCAATGAGATTCGCGATTCTAAACTTCTGACAAAGCGTAAGCGTGATATACTCTACGATTACGTCCAAGAATGCGCGCTCGATAAGGCAGTGGCGTTTGCGACGGCAAAGGAGATTGATGAACAGAATGTGCTACAGGCGGATCTGACGGCGATGCATCGCGCCCTCGACTCTTTGGTAGTACCGTTTGAGCGGGTTCTGGTGGATGGCGATCATTGGCGCCCCTATAAAGACACTGAGGGTCACGCAATTGTCGACGGCGATGCGCAGTATCTGGCGATTGCGGCGGCGGGAATTCTTGCCAAAGTCTCGCGGGACCGTTGGGTGGAGGAAGTGGTGGCATCTAATCCAGAGTGGGATACCCACTACGGATTAAGTACAAATATGGGATATGGAACCGCCAAACATATGACGGGTCTCACTGCACACGGAGTGACAGATGAGCACCGTCGTAGTTTCGCACCGGTTCGTGCGATTACGGGCGGAGTGAAATGTGCCAAAGCGGCGGATCGTTGGTTAGGAGGGGACGATTAGAGATGCTTCGCTTACCCTTCTTAAAACCAGCCGCCCAGCATCTTCATGTTGTTGCCATTCTGGCGGCTCTTGCGCGAGTTCTTGCGGTTCTTGCGCGACTTCTTCTGGTTCTTACGCGAGTTCTTACGCGAGTTCTTACGCGAGTTCTTACGCGAGTTCTTACGCGAGTTCTTACGCGAGTTCTTACGCGAGTTCTTGCGGTTCTTGCG